CCCAGCCGTGCCGGTATACGCATACACTCGGCAAACTTCATGGGCGACAAGTCATGCGGCCTGAAGTGCCAGCTACACGGTTGTATTGCGCTGGGTGAGAAGCTGGGCGTGATGGATGGGCAGAAGGCTGTGCTGCTATCAGTCCCTGCCATTAGAAAGCTAGAGACGTTTATGAACCGACAGCCATTTGAATTGGAGATCGTCGATGTTAGGGATTCTGGGATCAGTATTTAGCGGCGGCATAACCGGCTTGCTGGGCGTGGCGTTTCAACGCTTCTTCGACTTCCTGAAAGTAAAGCAGGAGCTTGAAATGAAGAAGATGGACCATGAGCATGAAGCCAACATGCGCCGTATCGACGGCGAGCTTATGGCTCAGGAGTGGGCTGCACGGACCCAGGTAGCGACCATCGAAGCCACCGCCAAGGAGACTGTAGCGGCGGAAACGTCGTTCGCGGCATCCTTCGGCATGGAGCCTAAGCAGTACAGCGCCAGGGCTAATATAGGGCCTGTGACGGGCTTCCTACTGGTTCTGCTGGACTTCCTACGCGGCTTAGTGCGCCCTGGCCTCACGGTCTATCTGTGTGCCATTACGACCCTAATCTACGTCGAGGCGCGGGCCATCATGGCTAGTGTATCGTTTACCTCTGCCGATGCCATCAACGTGCATGACCATATTATCAGCACTATCTTGTACCTCACGACGACCTGCGTATTGTGGTGGTTCGGTACTCGCAACAGCCAGAAACCGCCTGGAAAATAGGGAACTAACATGAAGAAGTTATTGATCGCTGCGGCGCTGACGTTTACGGCCCCCGCACATGCTTTGACAATTCAGGTCTGCACAGGCGAGTTCGCTTTGTGCGCGGCCAGCCCGACAACCCCCGTCCCCGGTCAGACCATCACCGTCAACGGCAAGGTTTTCCCGTTGGGCGTTGCTGTATGTCCGGTGCTGCGCGGTCCAGCGTTTGCCGACATGGACCTCACGGGTGGCTCATGTGCCAACCCCGGTTCCGGTAAAGTCTGGAGCTTGTTTCAACCGCGCTCTAGCTTTCCGCAAGCGCCGACTTGGGCTGATACCCCGGCAGCGTTCCGCAAGTTCACGACAACGACTGCGGCTGGTGGTGGCATGAGCAACATGTTTTCGTTTCCATGCACTGTGCGACCAAAGAAAATCAACGGAGCCAAACTGTCTGATTGCTATGGGCCTCTCAACGAAAGCCCGTGGGATGCTGATACAGTGGCGGTTGGAACTGAGATAATGACCCAAGCACCGGTTGGTGCGGCTGATCCGGTGGGTGGGCCTACGCCATGAACTGGGGCGACATTTTAAAGGCCGTCATACCTGTCGTTGTCGCGTCAATCGCATGGCTGCTGGGCGAGGTGAACGGCATGGGCATCAGGATGACTAAGTTGGAAGGTCAGATGCCAATGTTGATTACGCCGCAAGGCATCCCGACAGACAGCCCAATCTCGGCTGATGCGCGGCACAAGATGCGCGAAGAAATTTTAACGCAGATGAACGACTTAAACGTCCGTCTGCGGTTGATGGAAGAGCGGCAGAAGCAAAAATAGATCAGAACCCTTTACGCCAACCCCAATTATCGGTTTCCAAGCGGTGGGATTTTGATCCGCGAGAGGATGTAGTAATTCCTAATTTGTGGGCTTGGTGAGATACAGACAAAGTTGTCCTTTTCAAATATTCGGCAACTGAAGCAATTGGTGTGCTTTCATACACTTTCTTGAGGTATTCGTTTTCTTCCTGGGTCCATGCCCTAGGCGGCTTCAAACTGTTGATAATGGGTTTAACTTTAGTTTCTTGGGGAACTTCTTTCTTTTCAATAACGGGGTATTTTATATGGCCCCTAATTCTATTCATTTTTTACCTACTTTCGTAAAGCTCTTCGTCGGTCAATCTGAACTCTTGAACTTTACCAATATGATCAACATTAAGGATGATCAGGCCCCGGTCTTTCCATTCTCTAGTGCGTGACGGGCTTATGCCAGTATAGAACTGCTGCATAATGATGAAGTCCGAAGAGTTCAGAGTTTCACACAATTCAGCCAATGAATTTGCCGGGTGTTCAGCGATAACCTGCTGAACAAGATTGTTCTTAAACGATGGCAAATTCATCGTAATTGTAAATTTCATATCCGCTCCTCAGTATACAATAAATGTCACTTTGGGGCGGATGATAGCAAACTATTCAGGCGGCGTATATTTCTTAGGCTTGTCGGCACCCATCATGTGAATTAACAGTAAATTCGGGTCTAACTTCAAGTTAGCAACATGAGGCGGCAAAGGCACTGCATAAGGCCAAGGCCCTACAATGAGGTTGTCAAACCAAGTTTGAATCCGTTCAATTATCTTCATCTTTTTTCTCCACATACAATTTTGCTGAAAGACCACAAGCGCCGTTAGGATCGCGGCACTCTGATGTGATGGACTGGCTTGCATCTGGATGTGCACAGTAACCTAGCTCGTACTGCGGCCAGACTGCATAAGCACAATCTATACAATAACGAAGACGCTGATCCATAATGCTCATCTGAACCACCAATCACCCACCACCAGCCGCCCGGCCACGGTAAGCACAAATCCAATGCAAACGCACAAGCCCATCACATAGATCGTCCATTGCGCCGCGACAGATACGAGTCCAAGATGCCACGCAACACCAGCAAGCCATTGCGCTGCGCCGGAAAACATCAGCGTAGTAAAAACTATCGCAACGATTGTCAGTAGAATTAAACCAATGCTCTCTAAATCGTATTTCATTTTAATTCCTCGCCAATTTTATCAGATGATTGTTATCGGTGTGTAAAACAGCAACCAACGCGGTTAGCTCCATGATCTGTTTGTTTTGAACGCTGATATGTTTCATTAACTTTTTGCGCGTTTCGCACAAAAGACATTTATCTGCTTCGCGGCTGACTTCCATATGCCGTAGAGCTTCTTCACAAGCCGCGATGAAAGCATCGTCATCAATTGCATCCATAATGTAAAAACGGCGGCACCTCCTTAAGCGCCGCCGCCCTCCCCTAGACTGAAAACGATGTTAAACGGTCAGCAATAACTTTATCGAGCTTTGCATGCCATTCAGGAGCGTTGTCTTTGATGCTGGCGCGCACTTCTTCCGTTTCTTCAAGCCACTGGTTCAACGTCTCAAGGCTTGAATCAAACTGGCTTAAGTCTTTGCGGAGCTTCTTCGCGACGGATTCCCAGTCTGTATCTTCTACAACAGTCTCATTAGCAGCAGGCTGTTTAGCAGCAGGCTCTTTGGCAACGAGCTTTGCTTCCAAGCTGCGGACCTGAGCGGTGCTGGATGGGCGTGGTTCTGGATTAGACGACGCTAACGTGATCGCAGGGGTCTCATGTGCTTCCCCGTTAATCTCGTTCTCAATCTGCATGGCACGACGGAAGGCATCACTCTCGCTCGACATGGGCATGTACTTAGAACCGGCGCGCACTGCGGTCTTGCGAACCATCTCGCCTTCGTCAGTATCCCATGGCGTGGACTTTATCTTGCCAGCCTTAAACGCCTTGTATCCTTCCGAAGCGCCTTTCGCACGGTCGATACGCTTTTGATCGACAACTTCAAAACCTTTATTGCCTTCCTTGCTGACCCAGACAACATACCCATGAGTAATCTTTCCGCGATCACCCGAAGCAGGCTTATGAACAAGCTTCTTTTCGAGACCGTATTCAACTTCAAACGTGTCATTCTCGTGTACCTCATGTGCGTAAATGTCCGCGATCTCTCCGGTCTGACGGGCAAGCTTCATCAAGCCACCAGCGCGCGGACGACATTGTGCAACTGATCCGTTCGGACCCCATACAGGAAGGATGTCGCACTCTTTCAAGTTCGGGTTCAGAGACAACCCAAGTTCAGCAGAATCTGCCGTCGCGCGCATTAGTGATGTCGGCGTACATTCCATAAGCTTGGGGTTGTTGGACACAGCCATAATCATCATGGCCTTGAATTTATCTGGCAACATATTGGCCGGAACCAACTTTGCGATAGTAGGCCAAGCAAGTTCTAATTCACGCTTGAAGTTATCCATTGGCGAAAATGTAGTAACTTTTACATTCGACATTTGTTTATTCCTTTGCCTTTGAAATAGTTGTTTTCAGATATCCCTTACGAGCATTGATGATCGTACCGACCATGTCGGACGTCACTTCCTTGCCGGGATTATCTGCGATCTTCGTTAGTTGCATTTTGTAATTGCCGTAGGTTGCAACTGCTTTACCGTCGTTGCCGATGCCTGAATCCAACACCATTTTTACCAATTCAGCTTTTGCGGCGTCGGCGCGTTTATCCGCATCCTTAGCTTGTTCGCTCGCCTTCAAATATTCTTCAAACAATGCAAGTGATGTCGGCGATAGATCAATAGTACGCAACGGTTGGTTCTTAGCCAAGTCAAAGATAGCGTTGGCATCACGCGAAAAATCGATTTCTGGTTCACGGTTTTCTTGGATGTCATCCCAAAAGCTTTTTATGCTTTTACGGATTTCGCCGATGATCACATCAGATCGCGGGATTACCATGCGACGTACTGTGCCACCGATAAACGCGATCAACATACCGCTAGAGCCGCCAACGCATGCGATCTGCTGTTGTACTTGCAGCATGTAGTAATCAGGCATTTGCGTTATCTCATCGCTCTCCCACTTCCAGCCGTCGTTCCGTTCCACCCACTTGATCTCGACTGGAACAACCCCTTCCGGCGTTGCCATGGCATAGTCTAACGATGCGCCCATACCGATGCAGTTGTCGTCGGTGGCGTATGTGTTGACCTTCTCCATCACTAAACCAAATTCTTCTTTGGCGTAGCTTGCAATGGCCGGTTCAAAGTGTCGGCCACGGCGCATGGAACTGTTGTCTTCAAACTTTTCAAGCTTGCCGCTCTTCAACATGAAGAGCTTCCACTTGGTCATCCAGGGGCTGATGCCGAATAGCGCCGCGGTCTCAGAGGCCCCAACGTTACAGGCGCGGATACCGTGCCACTCGTTCGCGTTTTTAAATTCAATAATAGCCATTTCAATTCCTTAAGGTGTGATGATCCAAACAAAGTAAGCCATCAAAAAAATACAAAACAAAATAAGTGTAGACACAACAACTTCAATGCACGGTTTCATTGTTCAATTACCTCATCGATAGAGAGCTTTATGTATTGAAGAAATTTCTCCAAAGTTTCGATGCGATTGATAGCGCGGCGGAGGAGGCGTTTGTCCTCCCCCAAAGCTTTGTCCCGCGCCATGATCAAATCCATCTTGATGTCTTCGGTGTTTATTAAAGGTAATTCTTTCAAACGCTCCAAATACGTTTTTTTTTCCACGCTTATTCCCCTTTGATGGTGGCGAGAAGTTCCGCGCCGAATTGACGCTGGTATTTGATCACGATGCGGCGACCGATGGCGGCATGCACAGCGTTCAAGCTGGGCTGACCGGCGAGGAAGGCCCCGATGCCGCCGTCGATCTTGTTAAAGCCGACGCCGTTCACGATGCTGGCGCAATCGAGGTCCATTGACGCCACTTCGCGCAAGGCGGTGTGGATGGCTTCGACCTGAGCCGGGGTCAGCTTGGCACCCTCTGCGGCCAGTTCTGAGCGTTTTGCGGCCCGTGTGGCAGCTTCTTCGCGGCGGGTAGCCTGGAGGGCGTCACGTTCGGCGCGCTCTTCAGTGGCCTTTAAAACGTCGGCGGCAACCGCCTCTTTGGCTTCGGCCAGGGTAGCGGCGTCACGGGCGGCGATACGGTCACCGGCAGTGGCGTTTTCGACGTCCAGGGCGGCGTCGGCCACGGCCTGCTTGCTGACCAGCGTCTGAGCGATTTTGGCATCAATTGAGCCGTCCAGAACGATGTGTTGGACCAAGACGCTATTGTGCTGGCCGATCCGGTGGGCACGGTCTTCGGCCTGGGTGACGTCGGCGGGGACATAGCTCAGTTCCGCGAAGACCACCGTGCTGGATGCCGTAAGCGTATGGCCGACGCCCATGGCCTGGATGCCGCAGACGATCAGGCGGCACTTGTCGTCGGTCTGAAAGCGGCGCACCGACGCATCACGCTCGTCGGTCGTGTAGTTGCCGTGCGCGATCTCGGCGGCGGGAAACGCAGCGCCGATCTGATCAATCACGTCGCGATGATGCGCGAAGCAAATAACTTTTACGTTTTGCTCTTCGACCAGTTCTTTCAGGTGTTCGATAACGTACGGCACCTTCTTAAGCGCGGTTTCATGGCGCACCAGCGCGATCTGGTGGAACGCAACACGCTCTTTCGCGCCAAGCTCTTTCACTGCGTCTTCGTAAGCGCGGTCGTCGTCAGCAGCTTTCGCAAGTTCAGCCTTGATCTGAAGGGCGACGAGGTCGGCTTCATAGCTGTCGGTCTGCGCGCGTTCGGCGGCAACGATATCGTTCGCGGTGATCTCAATAATTTGGCGGCGCTTGGCAGGCAGTTCCGTCAACACTTGAGCCTTCAGGCGGCGGACCATGATCGTCGAGCGCAGCTTGTCTTGCAATTCGCTCAAGTTCGACGCGCCATCGAAATTCCAACCAAACTTGCTGCGATAAGCGCCGCAATAGCGTTTTGCAAACGACCAGAAATCAGTCCACACCGCCGGGTCGAGCGCATGGAGCAGCGAAAACAAATCGCGCGGGCGGTTGGTCAGCGGAGTGCCGGTCAGGAAAATCTTGCGGCGCGCGGTGATGCCGGTGTCGGACTTTCCGCCGATAATCTTTTGGGTGCGGGCGGCGTCACCGTTTTTGCAATAGTGAGCTTCGTCGAGGATCAGGACATCCCAAGTGCGTTCGCGCAGCAACGCGCGCGACAGGCAGTTGCGGCTGAAGATGTCGTAGTGCGCGATCACGATCTCGGTGTCAGGCGTCACCTTGGTTTCCGCGATGCCAATCGTGCGCGGCACGACCAACCACTTTTCCAGTTCGCGCTTCCAGTTGTTCCGCAACGACGCGGGGCACAGGATCAGGATGTTCTTGGCGGTTGGGTCGAGGTTCAGCGCGCCGATGGCCTGGATCGTTTTGCCGAGGCCCATGTCGTCGCCGATCAGGACGTTGTCGCGGGCGTGGGTAAACGCGATACCGGCCTTTTGAAACGGCAGGTAGGACAATCCAGCAGGGGCCGGGATATCGATGTTCGCGTCGGTCGCGCGGCTGGCGATCTTCGCGGCGGCGTGGACGGCAACCGTTTGCTCAAATGCGGCAACGGCGGTGACGTCGGCATATTCGCGCAGCTTCGCGGCGGCGGTAGTGTCGGCGGTGTGCCAACGCTTGTTCGCGGCGTCCCAGCGGAAACCAGCGGCCTTGGGCAGGTGGCGGGTTTCAAAGCCGCCGCGCCATACAAACACGTTATTTTCGAGGGTAAGTGTCATGTGTCTCTCCAGACCATTTGTGACCGCCAGACCGGCGGCAACGCAGATTATACAGAGGTCCCTAAATGAAACAACCCCCGTTTTAAGGGGGGCTGTTCCGGGGATCAGGCTGGGGGGTGACGGGCCTCCCAACCCTAGAGCGTCTCGGCAAAAGCGGAAACGGGGGCGATATCGGGTTCCAGGTTGCAGGTATAGTCGGCGATCACGTCGTTGCCGTCGTTGCCGTACACGAGATGAACCCAGCCGGTTCTGATGTGACTGGGGGCCGGGGCGTAAACGAACAGATAGTCCTTGTCGCACTCGCCCAGCAGCGCCAGGATACGCCGCTTGCTTGTGGTGGCAAGGCCCTCGTCTTCCCCGCCTTGGGCTACAGCGAGGCTGTAACCGCGTCCCAGGAGGCTAGAAACCAGGGCCGAGGCAATACGCTGCTCGACCTTCTGGCGGCGGGTGACTGAGGGGTCGATGGAGTTCATGTGGGCGGTGGTTACGATGGTCATTGTCGGTTCCTATCCAGGTTCAAGAAAAGCCGGTTGGCCTCTCTACGCCCTCGAGCCCCGCTCGGTTTCCCGGCGGGGCTGTTGGGGGTGGGTGGGGCTAGTCTGCTCTCAAAACATCAAAGAGGCGCGCGGCCAGAGCGTCGTCGTCGCCGATCTCACTGGCGATGTTGAGGACCGTCTGTCCATAGGACAGTTGGCCCTTGGCAATGTGTTCGCCAGCCACTTTGGCAAGCCCGAGGCGCACTCGTTCTGCTTTTGCTTGGATTGTGAGGGTGGCGTCGCGGGTTGTGATGTTGGTCATTTCGAACGGTTCCTATCCAGGTTCCCGGGCGCGACAATCGCGCCGGTAGGTAGGTTATAGCCCCCTAAAACTGGGGGTGTCAACAGGGGTGTCAACAGAAAAAACCCCGCCGGTTAGGGCGGGGCTGTTTCACGGGAAACAAAGCCTACAGTGTTTCGGCGTAGGCACAAACGGGCGCGATTTCGGGTTCCAAGTTGACGGTGTAGTCCGTGATGACAGTTTCGCCGTGGTCGTTGCCGTAAACGAGGTACACCCAGCCGGTGCGCGTTAAATCGGCATTGTAAACAATCAGGCGGTCATCGTCGCACTCGCCGAGGTCGCGCATAACGATGCGCTTGTCGCGGGTCATGGGCTGTTCCTCCTCATCGCCCTGGCAGACCGCCAGCCAAAAGCCCCCGTCGAGCAGTGCAGTCACGGCACGGGACACGATTTTGCGTTCGACCTTTTGGCGGCGGGTGACTGAGGGATCGACGGCGTATGCGGTGGTTACGATGGTCATGTGAATTGCTCCGGTTTTGGGGTTAGGCGGCGAGGGCCAGGACTTTGCGCGCGGTGACCGAGATCGCGGCAGCGGCGAGCTTGCGGTCGGTGTGGGTCTCGATGTAGGCGCTGCCCAGGGTGGCCTTGGTGAGGGCCAGGGCGGCGTCGTAGTGGGCCTTCAGGTCCGCGTCCGGGGTCGAAGTGATGCGGGCTTCGGCGACGGTCACTTCGGTGTAAGTGCCGACGTGGCTGGACGTGCCGTAAGCGCGGAAGGCGATCTTCAGGGTTTCTTCGCGGGCTTGCAGGGCGGCGATCTGTGAGCGCAGGTCTGTCAGTTCATCAACCAGGGCGGCGGTCTCGGTGATTACTGTCTTAGCCATGTGTGCGGTTCCTATCCAGGGTCCGGGGGGCCACAGCGGCTCCGGTACCCCCGATCATAGGGGGTCCACACCCCACGTCAATAGAAAAGTATTAGGCAATAAATGGCGGTTTAGAGCCGTTTTTGGTCTGGTGCGGTAATTACTTTTGGCTTTTACGCACCGCCATGGTTCAAATTAGAGGGGGGTATCTTGAGCTTAGTGCGTAAATAGGCGGGGCTATTTTGAGTAATTTACGCACTAAGCCGCACAGCGCACGATTTGGTGCTAAAATACGTGCGGGCAAATGTTGTTATAAAACAATGGGTTGCGCGTTAACCGATGTTAAGAAATAACATGGTGAGTATTGGCTCAATATTTTTGAATAAGCGCCATGGCGTCGGGTTTTCGCCAGAGGGGAAACAACCGAAAGAACCGAAAGAACCGAAACAGGAGGGGAAACAACCGAAACAACTCAAATTACCCCTGCCTATTTTGAGCTTGCGGGTATTACTGTTGCCCCCGTAAATAAGGGGATGGAACGCAAAAAATACAAACGCAAACGCAGCGCCGTGCCGATTCACGGCGATCTATACGAAAAAGATTTGATCGTGCGTATTAAGTTGTTTCGCAAAATCACAGGCGAATCGATTGCCGATTTTGGCAAGAACGCTGCGGGCGACACAAAGCTTTGGTACGAACTGCTTGCAGGGCGTCATCTTGAGGACAGCACCCGCGAACGCATTTTCATTTATTTACACGAAAAAATGCGCGCGTTTAATTCAACCATGACATTCATCACAAAAGGAAACTTGAATGGCTAATTATCACGAAATCAAAACGGCGCGTCAGGGCAAGGACGGCAAGACGTACTGGACTCGAATCGGAACGATGTGGGCCGGAAAGAACAATAGCTTTCGCATCACGTTTGACGCACTGCCGATTCCGACGATCTACGAGGGCAACATCCGCGTCGAAGCAATGGCGTTCGAGCCGATGGAAAAGACCGATGCTCCGCGTGTCACTAGCCGCGCGACGGACGATGAAATTCCGTTCTAGGACGGCCACGAACACAAGGACACAACGGCGGATGGTTCTTCGGCGTAACGTTTGATAACGTGAAGCTCAACAACCTGCTTGTCATCGACGTAAGCAATTTCGTTTAGCCCGTCCTTGATCGACTTCACGATGTTATCCAAGTCCCCGCCCGCCATGGCGGGGATTTTGTTTTCTAGGGCATCTGCTTTTTTCTGCTTAGACCAGGACGCCGCGATAGGCATGTTGATCGTCACGGTCATCACAAGCGGCTGTTGCGTCATCCGTACGCCCGCCTTCTTCATAGCTATGGTAGCGGCCCACGCGCAGATACGCTCGTAATTGATTGTCTCTTTGGGTGTGTAAACGTGCCCGTGTTTCCCCAAGCGTGGACGCTGCTTTGCTTGCGGCTTGCCATCGACGACAAACATTACAAAAAACTTTTCATTTGCTTCTGTCATAGATCACCATATAAGTTCATCGCCTCGCGCATCATGCGAGAAATTGTAAATATCATCAAGAGAGAATTGAAATGGCGCAACAGCCCGACGAAGCACTATTGCAGGCATCCATCGACAGCAAGTTGTTTGAACGCTTTACTAAGCAGCGCGACAAGTACGGTATGAGCAATCGCGAGTTTCTGACGCGCATGCTTGATGAAGCATTGCCGCG